GAACCCGATCAACACGCGCAGCTTCCTCGTCGGACTGGATACAGCGCTTGACGTTGTGCCGCAGGGCCCATATGAACTGAAGCACCTCGACGTATTGCAGGATCCACCGGCATATCCGCTTGTCATCGGCTTAGAGGATATGCGGCTGTTTAACATCGGCGGCATGCTCTTTGCCTCCGCGACGGTGCGCCAGCTGCGGCCTGACGGCCTGCCTGAGCAGGTCTGCGTGATGATCGACACCGAGGGTATGCTGTATAACATGGAGCGTTTGGTGCACGAGCCGCGTGCGTGTGAGAAGAACTGGATGCCGGTCATCGGTACGAAGTCCAAAACGCCGCTTTGGGTGTATCGTGTTGACGAATACACGGACGGCCATGGTATGAACGTGAAACGGGAGTGCCAGTGGGACGTCGGTGCTCTTGGTGGCGGTTCGCAGGTGATCCCGTTCCATCAGGGATATCTGGCGATCGTCCATGAGGCGAGGCAGATCCCTGGGGCTCCAACCCGGTACTATAATCACCGCTTCGTTATGTGGGACGGCTTATTAAGTCCAATCAAGATTAGCAAGCCTTTTGGGTTCCACGAAAAGACCATCGAGTATGCGATGGGGTTGTGCTGGCATCCGGACGGCAAGCGCTTGATTATTTCCTATGGCTTCAAGGACTGCGAGGCGCGCCTGGCGACCGTAGATTCGGAGGAAGTGATTCGGTGGATCGATGAGTAAATTAGCTAAAACCCGCGTTGTTACCGGCTATGTTCCCTTGCCAGACCACCCTCGATCCGCGGAGACCTATGGCAAGCTGGGGTATAAGCTAAGTGATGCGCTGGGTGACCATCCGCTGGCTGTTTATTATTCCAAGATACCAGAATTGTGGTTGACACAATTTCTTGAAACGCTCCCTCCTATGGAGCCGCCATTGACTTGGAGCAAAGGTGATAACCCACGCAAAAATTCCTTAGAGTTTCATTGCGTGCAATATGAAAAGTTTACGTGGCTCGCGCGCGCTGCTGCTAAGGATAGTGAATCGGACACGTTTATCTGGATAGACTACGGGATATTTTCTCAGCCAGGAATGAGTGCGGAGGTCATTCGCGGTTTTCTCAGCCGCATTCGGAAAGGAGATTTTGCTTTTCCAGGATGCTGGGCGCCCAATTCGGAACCGATAGACGAGTATCCAAGCTGGCGGTTTTTGGGGTCATTGATGATCGTGCCCCGGGATAACATGCGGCAGCTGGTAGAGTGTGTACAAGCAACGGCACGTCTATACATTCGGTTAATGAAACGTGTGACTTTTGAAGTTAACACCATGGCGCGCGTTGAGCCATATTTGCGAAAGACGCCGTTCCGTTGGTATCAGGCGGATCATAACGCTAGCCAGTTTGGAAATTATGCGTAAGATCGAGATTTATTCCATCAACTATAATCATGTCGGACTTCAGAAGGCACCGTTCGGCGGAATATCTAAAGAGTTTGTCTGCGGGCTGCACGATCGCATTGGGGACGGTATTCCGGACTTGACAACGTACGCCGATATGCGAGCGCCGTATTGGATCTGGAAGAACCGCGACGACCTGGACATCATCGGGTTCCATGGATACCGCAAATTCCTCGATTTGCGCCGGCCGCTTTTGTATGAAAAGCCAGAATGGCATGATACACCACTAAAAGAGTTTCGCGAATATCAAACGTGGCTGTCCCAATATGACGGCCAGAGCATTCAGGAGCTCATGGCAGAATGCGATATGATCGTGGCGCCCCCATTTGATTGCTCCTACAACATTGACATGGGGGTAGATTTTCAACGGTCTCGTTCACCGATGGACTGGGAAGTTTTTGAAGACGTTATGAAGGAAGCCGGCGTCTTTCACCCCCAGACGCCGTTCATTCGCCCCATGCATTTCGTGACGCGCGCGCCTGTCTTTCGGCGCTACATGGAGTGGTGGTGGACTCATGCCGAAGCCATGCGGCCGTGTATAATGTCTCTTGACGCGCATGATGCGGCGTATATTGCGCGGCCTATGGCGTACATATCTGAGCGCATGTTTTCCTTGTGGCTTGACGCATCCAAGTTAAGTGTGGTAGAGGTCCCGTTATTGCGATGTTGGGATGCCAAATGAACCCGATCATTCTGCTTGCAGCATATCAGGGCTATAAGGCCCGCGGGGACCAGGATGCCTGCCGCGTAACCTATCTCAAGGAGTGGGGCCATTTGATCCCGCATATGTTTGTCTACGACCGAGACTATAAAGACGCATGCGCGCCGGACGAGATCATCGTTGACGCTCCCACGGGCTTTATGGAGTGTGTGTTTAAGACACATCTGGGCGTTCAGTGGGCCCTGGAGCATGGCTATGATCATGTGTTTAATATGCCTACCGACTGCTACATCCTCGTGCCGCGGCTGCTTGCTTCCGGCTATGAGAAATTGGATTACACCGGTTTTCAGGCAGATGAGGGTCATATTGGCGGCGGATCCGGGTATTGGTTGAGCAAGCCCGCCATGGAGATTGTTGCTGACGCAAAACCTGTTCTCGATTATGAAGATCGATGGGTTGGCAGTGTATTGCGCGCAGCCGGCGTGACCCCGGTCCACGACTCCCGGTATCAGAGTATTGAGCAACCGTATCGGCAAGACTGGATCACGATGCATCTGAGTAAAGCGACTGGCGTTTACGACCCCTACTGGATGGGGGCCCACCATGCCGCTCGCCCAATCTGACATTGGTGTCGTCTATACTGCGCGTGGCAGCGACGTTGGCTCTGGGCCCCCAAATTGGCGGGCGCGGTTCCCCAGGTTTGTCGAGTCCTATCGAAAATATTCGCCCGGGATTGCCCACAAGCTTTATATTTTCTACAAGGAGTTTGCGACCCCGGAAGATTTGGACTGGGCGCGCGATCAATTTGCGCCATTGAAGCCGGTTGAACTTTTAAAGCATCTGGATTCGAAAACTACTGCCGGGTGTACCGATATTTGTGACGACGTCAATGAAGACATCATATGTCCGCTCAACTCGTCCAGCGAGATAATGCATGACATGTGGCTGAAAAAGCTGCATGATGTATTCGGTTGGTTCAGAGTTGAGCTGGTTGGCTGCACCGGCTCTCGTGAGGCGACCCCTCACATACGAGATACGGCGTTCCTGATTGATCGTGTACGTTACGCTACGATTGCAAGCCAATTCGACTGGATAGACCCATCCAGAGCCGGGGCGCTTAATTTTGAGCATGGCCCTAACAATCTCACGCAGCAGACCTTGCGGGCAGGTCACAAGGTTTTTGTCGTCGAGAAAGATCGTGTCATTGCTCCGGACGAATGGGGCCACACAACGTATCAGGGCAACCTGCACAACGTGTTGGTCCTTGATCGCGGCGCCCGCGACTACAAGGACTTGTGATGCCCTATAAAGACCCCGCGAAGCAACGAGCGTATCTTAAGAGTTACACGCGACGGCCGGGCTATGCCGTCCGGCATGCCGCGGCATGCAGCCGCTGGAAGAAGCGCAACAGGCATAGGCTGAACGAAGAAATGAGAAAACCATGAAAACCGCACTCGTAACTGGGGGAACCAGTGGTATTGGCGAGGCCCTGGTCAGAAGGCTCGCAGCTGAAGGCGCTTGCGTTATATTCAATGGTCGACGACAGGATCTTGGCGATAAGATTGCGGCCGACACTGGGGCAACTTATGTTCAAGCCGATGTGACGGTCCCAGATGATATTGCTCGAACTATTAAGCGAGCTCCTGGATATATCGACGTTCTTGTTAACAACGCGGGATTGGCCGGCCGCTACGACGGTATACTGACTACAGACCCATTTGCGTTCATGCACCAATTCAATCTTCATGTCGTCGCCGCGGTAACCAATATTCGTCATGTGCTTCCTAGGATGTCACCTAGTGGCAGTATCATAAATATTGCTTCCGTTGCCGCCTATCGAGGTTTCGGTGATGGTCGTGTGCCATATGCTGTATCTAAAGCCGCCCTGATTGCTTTGACGTATAGTTTGGCTCCCGAGCTAAACCGCTTTGGTGTTCGCATTAATTCTGTTTCTCCAGGCCATTTGACAGCGGGACTGGACGTCGTTGTTGACGCGGTCATGTTTTTGGCGTCAGATGCGTCCCGGTTTTGTACCGGGATAGATCTCATCGTGGATAATGGTTTGGTTTGCGGATCAACATACGTTAGGGCTGGGGAATTTGCATGACGATCCGAATATCCTTATGGCGGCAATAGCCTATCTTAAGAGGCGGTTAACCCTTGCATGCTAGGATCCCCCATAATCCTTATGGAGGGAACTATGGCTAAAGGTTTTAAGGGCGGGGACTCTGGCGCCGAGGCCACAGAACGCTCGCATGACGTCGAATTTGCTAAGGGTGGCCATTCAAACCACATGTTCGGAGAGCAGGCCGCGGGCGAACAGACCCCGGCCGAAACCGGGAAGACGCAAGATTCTGCTCCTGGCGAGAAGTTTGCCAAGGGCGGCTCCGGAAAAATGTTTGGTTATCAAGGTTCGCTGCCGGCCCGTTCGGGCATTACCAGCGCTCGATAAGGAGCTTCCATGCCGGGAGTCTCCATCAAAGGATCCAAATCGGTTCCTGCGGGCGCTAAGGCTCCTTCGTGGGTCCTCGGCTCGCGGCCGGGAACTCTGCGGGCCGCGCCCGTTCCGCGCATTAAGCCTGCTGCGGCGAGCACGACTGACTACGGCAAGCCAATAACGCCAAACCCGGCCGGCGCCGGGCCCGGCAACACTTCGACGTACGGAATGAACCCGATAGGTGGTTAATGGCGGTCTTCAAAAAGCATCTAACACCTCTGACTAAAGGCGGCACGATCACCAAGCATGCGGGCAAGGGCTCGCAGGTAGGACAGATGCCTAGCGGCCAATCAATCAATGACTACAGCAAGGCTACTCCGATGGCGAACCCCACGCCCGATGCCACTTCTACTGGTGGCGGCACTGACGGTCTCGGGTCCGGAAACTGGCCTGGGATCGGGCAGTAATGGCTGCAGATCCAACTTTGCCTCAATGCGCGCTCTTGCTTCGGAACGGTAATCCGGAAGCTTTTGACACATTTCTTGTGCGACTAGCCGAATATTACGAGGAATTAACCTTTAAAGTGGTGCAGGCGCCCCCTGAAGAAGTCATGGTCGCGCAGGGGCGCGCACAAGCCGCGTTCGCCCTATTAAGAATCTTTAAAGAATGCACTGCCAAAAAGAATGAGCCCTTACCGGTGAGGAACCCGTAAGCGCTCTAGGAGTGCAACATGGCTACCTCCCAATTATCCCTCCCCGTTGATCCTGACATCAAAGTCCCCGAAGCAGTCCGCCGCGCCGCCGCGAAGGCCGAGAGCTTCTATGCGGCAAATCCGCCGGCAGATCCTGCGCAACCTGTTGTTCCCGCTCGGGAACAACCGGCACCGGAACCGGCAATTAATCCCGCTCAGGTACCCGTTCAGGTACAGACGCAGGCCCCGCCCCCGCCGCCTACACACGCCCCGCCCCCCCCCCCGACGCACACCCCCCCCCCCCGCCGCCTACCCAGGCGCCGGCACCCCAGGAGCCGCCCAATTTCGAGCACCAGTACAACTCCATGAAGGGGCGGTACGACGCCTCCCAGCGGACGATCGGTTCGCTGCAGGAGCAGATGTCGCAGATGGGCGACGAGCTCATGCGGGTGCAGCAGGTGCTCACGAACCCGAATATTAACCGTAATCCAAGTTTGTCGCCAGATATCAAGCCGGCGTACATCACGGACGAGGATGTCAAGAACTACGGTGCCGACCTGATCGATGTCACCAAGCGGGCCGCACTAGAGGCCGTCGCGCCAACGTTGACTGCCCTGCAGCAGGAAAATCAGCGGCTTAATCAACAGGTTAGCCAGCAACGAACGCAGGGCATCTATGAGCGGCTCGACGAGAGCATGCCAGACTGGCGGCAGGTTAACGAGGACCCGCGCTGGCGCCAGTGGCTGCGTTTACGAGATTTTAACTCTAGTCCTGTAAGACAGGAACAGTTGAACATGGCGATGCGAGCGGCCGATGCCCCTCGTGTCCTAGCGTTCTTCAAGCGCTTCCAAGACGAGGAAGCGGCCACGGGCCAAACGTCAGTCTCGCAGCCTCCGCAGCCTCAATCAGAGCCTCGGGTCGCGGCGATCCCACTGGCATCATTGGCATCCCCTGGCAGGCTAAATCCGGCACCCGGTAACACGCAGGCGCCCGACGCAAAGCCAATCTGGTCCCACGCCGAGATCAAAAACTTCTACAACGCTGTTCGGACGAACTATTTCGCCGGGCGCGATGCAGACAAGGCACGTATCGAGGCAGATATCTTCGCCGCCCAGAGAGAAGGGCGAGTTCGTTAACCAGGGGGTTTAACCATAGCCCCCGCAAATGGGGGCTCAAATGGGCATTCCTACCGGTGCATTTCCTGGCGCAACTTCCGCCACCACTCCCGCGATTTACCCGACGGGTTCTTCGGGCAACCAGTTGCAGGCCACAGGGTTCATTCCCGAGATCTGGTCGGGCAAGCTGGTAGAGAAGTTCTACGCCTCAACGGTGCTCGCTGCCATTAGCAACACCGACTACGAAGGCGAGATCAAGAATAAAGGCGATCGTGTGAAGATCCGCACGAAGCCGACGATCACCATCCACAACTACGATGCCGACGGCTTGCTTGGGCTCGATCGCCCGACAGGCGGCACCGTGGAGCTCTACATCGGGAACGGCAAGTACTTCTCCGTGATCCTCGATGACGTCATGGAAGTCCAGAGCGATCTGAACATCCTGAGCATGTGGTCGGACGATGCGGCCCAACAGCTGAAGATTGCCGTGGACACGGATGTACTGTCCGGCATCGTTGGCCAGATGGCTGCTGCGAACCAGGGGACCGCCGCTGGCGTGATCACTGGCTCGCTTAACCTTGGCGTCCAGGGTTCTGCCCTGGCCGTTGTGGGCCGTAACGCGGGTTCGGGTCAGGTGGAACTCCTGGACGTGCTCATGCGTATGGGCCAGGTCCTTGACGAGCAGAACATCCCGGAAGTCGGCCGATGGGTCGTCATGCCGGCGTGGGCTGGCCGTCAGATCAAGCAGTCGGAACTCCGTCAGGCCTACCTGAGCGGCGACAGCGTGTCGATGCTCCGGAATGGTCGCCTCGGAATGATCGACCGTTTCACTATCTACATCAGCAACTTGCTGCCGAACAACAGTTCGGACAGCGCGCAGTTTAATGCAGGAGAGTACCCACTATTTGCGGGCCATGCGCATTCACTTACGTTTGCCTCGCAAATTAGTAAGGTCGAGACGTTGCGTTCCGAGCTGACGTTTGGCCAAATTTTACGCGGTTTGCAGGTTTACGGATATTCCGTGATCGACGGTCGCGCGCTTTGCCAAGCTCAGGTCACGCCCGCTTCGTAAGTGATTTCAATAACTTGGTAGAACGGTATACCGGGGCCAATTGGCCCCGGTATCTTTTTATACTGGCAACTTGACATCCATAGGTAAAGGTGTTATGTAGTCTTTCATGATCCAACCTTAGGGGAGTGAAATGACGATGCCCGCTTTCAGCCCGCTGTTTGGGAAAGCGCCAGAGTCGGGTCGGGTATTGGCATGGTTTTCGTGCGGTGACGCTAGTGCTGTTGCCGCCAAGCTGGCCGTTGAAAAATACGGCTCCCGCT